GGGCGAGCAACATTGTAGATAAGCTAGAAGTCATAGTCGAAGACCTACAAGAGCTTAAAGAAATTATAAAAGAATTTAAGAAACCGCATTAGGAGAAAAAATGTCGTATTTCACCGATCCTATAGCTGCGATAGAAGAAGCAGAGCATATAGCTAAAGAGAAAAAACAAACTATGTGCGTAATCGAAGTTCAGCCTAACATGGTTGTTGTAGTGCCAAAAAAAGGAGCTGAAGAGTTGGGCGGCATCATCCTAGAAACGTGCGTACCGTTCGAGGCAAACCATAACATCTACGATTAAAAAGAGGAACTATGATAAATTCCCTGCTCTGCGTAGCACTTGCAATATATTTTGAGGCCCAAAGCGAGCCTGCCATTGGGCAGATTGCAGTTGCTCAAGTAATTTACAACCGAACAGAAGACTCCCGATACCCTGATACTGTGTGTGACGTGGTTAAACAAGGACACTATCAAAGCGGCAAACCAATTCGCAATCAATGCCAATTTAGTTTCTATTGTGATGGCAAGTCAGACGAGCCGACGAACAAACTGGCTTGGTACAACGCAATCTACTTTGCGGGGCTAAGTACCCTTACAAAAGATAACACCGAGGGTGCAACTCACTACCACAGTATACAAGTATTGCCAGAGTGGGCCTACGCAGGTAAAAGAACTGCAAAAATAAACGGACATATATTCTATACAGGTGTTGACCGATGACGAACAAGACAGATAAAGAACTCCAGCAGGAGCGCTTGGCCGCAGATATTAAAGCGTATCTCAAGAAAGGCGGCGTAGTAAAAACATACGCTCACGATGCGGTCAGTACTCAAGATTCTCTCGCTAAAAAGTGGAGCGTAAAGCGTAAAGTAGAGGAGCGTGTGTGATGACGCTGAAACCGCTGAGAAACCGAGCATGAGTAACCTTATAAAGTTTGACGGACTGGACGACGTTAGTAACGGCAAGATTACTTATGTTTTTAGCGAAGCGGTTGACGACGACAGATCGCAGTGCAATGTAGAGGTGGTCATTAATCTTTCAGACCCACAAGTAAGACATGCGCTTACCGCTTCTGGTTGGAAACATGTTGACACGCTGGTTGACCTTGGATGGACCTCTCCCCCCAGAGCAGTCCTGTCCGCTACGACGGTGCGCATTTTACTACGTGAGGGTTTAGACACAGTAGCGAAGGTATTAAAAGAGCTACCTCGCTTGCAAAGAAACCCCGGAGTTGGTCCTGTGCGGCACGAGAATGTGGAAAGGTGGTGTAATGACCGCCCTTCAGACTCTGATTTACAACTGGCGGAGTTAACATCAGGCTTGTTTTATACAGGTGTTGACCGATGAATGATGCGGAGGTGACAAATGACAGCTTGGTCTTATAGCAGCATAAACACATTTAAACAATGCCCTAAAAAGTACTATCATTTAAAAATACTTAAAGATGTTAAAGATGTAGGTAACTCCGCTACTTTTTACGGCAATGCGGTGCACAAAGCTGCTGAAAAATATATTAAACAAGGCGAGCCTATCCCCACAAAGTTTGACTACATAAAAAAACCGCTGGAAGCTCTTAACCGTATCAAAGGGCAAAAACTATGCGAGTTACGTATGGCAATAGCAAAGAAAGGTAATACGTATAGCCCTACTCGTTATCATTCTGCGGACGCTTGGTGGCGCGGTATTGCCGACTTGGTAATAGTTAATGACGAAAAAGCTTATATTGTAGACTACAAGACGGGCAAGAACACTGCGTATGCGGACACTAAGCAGCTCGACATGTTGGCAGGCGCTACATTCGTATGTTACCCCTACGTAAAAGTAATTAAGTCTGCTCTAGCATATGTAGTAAGCAACGACTTTATTAAGAAACAACACACCGTGGATATGTATAAGTCATATCTCAGTGTATTTGACGAAGCACTAGAGCAACTTGCTGTGGCGAAAGAAAAAAATGTGTGGAACGCAATAGATGGGCCGCTTTGTGCGTACTGTCCCGTAACTTCATGTGAACATAATAGGAAACAATAACATGATCGACAAAAAGAAACGAAATTACAAAAGCGAATACGAAAATTACCAAGGCTCTGAAGAACAAAAGAAAAACCGTGCCAAACGTAATGCGGTGCGCCGCAAAGCCGAACGGGAAGGTAAAGTTTCCAAAGGAGACGGTAACGACGTGGCGCACAAAAAAGCTATGGATAAAGGCGGTAAGAACTCTGATGGCACTAGAGTAGAAACAGCGAGCCGCAATCGTTCTTTCCGTAGGGACTCTAAGGGCAATTTAGTTTCTGAAACCAGTACGCGTGAGGGCAAAAAGAAATCTAAAGTATGAAGATTGTAAATAATTGGGCGATGGTGCTAAAGACCAAACATCCGCACTTGATTACCGAGCGCGTAAAAAATTATAAAGTAACAGAGCAAGAAGACGGTTATTTTAAGTTGGCGTTGCCTTGGCGTTTACACGAAGCACAAGTGTTAAACAGCGTCGGCATAAAAAACGTGCCCTCTCCTATCGGGCGTGAGTACGAGTGGTCGGGGCGTTTTAAACCTTTTGCTCACCAGAAGAAAACCGCTTCTTTTCTTACGCTTAACAAAAAAGCTTTTTGCTTTAACGAGCAGGGTACGGGTAAAACCGCTTCTGTAATATGGGCAGCAGACTACTTGATACAGGAAAGTGCTATCAATCGTGTGCTTGTTATATGTCCTCTGTCGATTATGAAATCAGCATGGCAAGAAGACTTGTTTAAATTTGCTATGCACCGTACTTGTTCTGTGGCACATGGCACTTCCGCAGTACGTAAAAAGATAATCAACGCAGGTTCTGAGTTTGTCGTAATTAATTTTGACGGCGTAGCGGTAGTAAAGGAAGAGATACTTAATGGTGGCTTTGACTTAATTGTGGTTGACGAAGCTAGCGCCTACAAGAACGTCCAGACTGATCGGTGGAAAATATTGCGTGATTTGTGTAAAGGCACGGACTGGTTATGGATGCTTACTGGTACTCCGGCAGCACAAGCTCCGACAGACGCGTTTGGACTAGCTAAATTAGTTAACCCACAAAATGTACCCCAGTATTTCGGGCAGTTTAAAGATAAGGTTATGTACAAAATATCTCAATACACATGGCGACCTAAACCTGAAGCAAGTACCATTGTCCACGAGGCTTTGCAACCTGCTATACGCTTCGAGAAAGACCAATGCCTTGATTTACCTAGTGTTACTTACGTAGAACGAGAAGCGCCATTGACCAAACAACAAGCGACGTATTACAAACAACTGAAAGATCGCATGACGATGGAGGCCGATGGAGAACAAGTTACGTCGGTTAATGCGGCTGTTAATCTTAACAAGTTGTTGCAAATATCAGGGGGCGCTGTTTACTCGGATGACCGTGCGGTTATTGAATTTGACGTAAGCAATCGGCTTAATGTTATTAAAGAAGTTATAGATGAGTCGTCACATAAAGTCTTAGTTTTTATACCCTTTACGCACACCATTGAATTGTTTAAAGAATTTTGCAACAAGCACAAAATAACTTCGGAGATAATTTCAGGTAAGGTATCTGTTAACAAACGCAGCGAAATAATTACTGACTTCCAAACCACAGATAAAATTAAAGTGCTTATTATTCAACCACAAGCAGCTTCGCACGGCCTTACTCTTACCGCTGCTAATACGGTTATATGGTACGCTCCAGTTACTAGCGTAGAAACATACTTGCAAGCCAATGCACGTATTGACAGGCCGGGACAACACAACCCGATGACTGTGGTGCACATCGAAGGAAGTGCAATAGAGCGAAGGTTATACACTATGTTGCGTTCTAACATTGAGAACCACACTAAAATAGTCGATTTATACAAACAAGAAATAGATGCTTGACAATGTAAATTGGTTTGCCCTACACTAGCCCTCCCTGCCAAATAGGAGGTGCTATGAAAGATTCAGCAGACAAACTAACCCGTATTTACATAAAGATGCGGGACGCTATACAAGAAAAAGAGCACGAAATAAGTAAAATAAAAGAGCAACAGGAGACAGTGGTATCTAAGTTACTTGCGCTTTGCGAAGAGCAAGACCTCGATAGTCTAAGAACACCCTCCGGCACAGTTAGCCGTAAGATACAAACACGCTTTTGGACTAGCGATTGGGAAATGATGCACGACTTCATTAAGAAGCACGATGCCCTTCATTTACTTGAGAAACGAATTTCTACCCTTTCAATGAAACAGTTTCTTGAGAATAATCCTGAGCTTATGCCTGCGGGACTACAAACAAACCGAAAGTATATTATTTCCGTTTTAAAGCCGCGTAATAAATGATTCGATTAAAAAACATAGATGGGTGTTTTTTACACCCACGGACTAACTGTCCCCTAAATGCTTTACAAGTCGTGGTAATTTCC